AAAGCTGCCCGAGGGCAAGCGCGCAATCATCTTGGCCAGGTTCTGAGGCACCAGCGTTTGCGTTGCTTGACCTGACTCCTTGGTCACGGTGACCGTCGCACCAGAGCTGAGCGCTCCCACAGGCACACCGTTGCCAGCACCAAAGAGGATGGACTCGTTGGTTTTCCAACGAATGGACAAAGCGACCTTCTCAGGCAGGTAGGTGGTCAGCGCATTCGCGTCGTCCAGCAGTTCGTCAGTGGTGGGTACCAGCGCCATCAGCTTTTTCAGGCGCAACGTGGCCAGGCCCAGCACCGGCTTGGATGCCACAGCCGAGGCCGCTTCACCCTGCCAATAGGCGCGGATACCGTTGGTGCCCCAAGGCGTGGTTTCGTCCTTGGGGAACGCCATGCTGTTGCCGCTGATCTCGACGTTGTCGGTCATTGGCAGCAAAGAGTCCTCGCCCAAAGAGAGTTTGAAGATTTGCTGAGAGAACTGAGGCGGCACCAAAAAGCCGCCGTCTTGGCCCGAAGCCTCGTTGGCAAAGCTGCCAGGCGCTGCTGCACCACGGCCACCACCAATGAGCAAACGTTCATCGAGAGATTTGCCGGGCTTTTCTGCCTGGTACACCGCCTGCATGAACTCCCCTGCAGTGCGAAAGCCATGCAAAGGATCGGCCTCGCGGTTGTCAGTGACAGTGATAAAAGCGCCAGAGCTTGTTGGGGCTTGTGCCATTTGCGCTTCTTCCGCGATCAGACTCGCTTCACGGTCGATGGCGTTACTGGCTGCCTCAATACGGATCTTGAGCGCATCGAAGGCTGTAGCCTCTTCATCGTTCAGATCGCGGTTATCGGATGCGGCGCGGTCAGTGAGAGCGCGCGCTTCTTTGACCAGGGTAGATTTGCGAGCCTGAAGCTCGCGTAATTGCTTACTCATTTGGGGTTCTCCAAAATCAATAGACGTAAAAAAACCACCTGGTCTGAATTGACGAGGTGGTTGCTTGGGGCGCGGCCTACGGGCCGCTTCACTTTGCTGGCAGCCCTCTACGGAGTGCTGCCCAGAAAATACTTACATCAGGGCAAGCGAATTTCTTGCCTGGTTGAGCCGTGATGCATTGGGTTTGATTTGCGTGCGCGCATCGCGACGCATCTTTTTGACGACATCTTCAAAGGTGGCTATGCCGTCGACCATGCTGCTAGCAAGGGCTGCGTCGGCTCCGAGAACTCGGCCCTGACCCATGCCATCTCGCACCTGGGAGATGGACACACCACGGCCCTTGGCCACAGCTTTGGTGAACGCGGCGTAATAGTCATCAACGCGGGACTGCATAAAGCCCTGGGCTTCTTCGTCCAAAGGTGCATATGGATTGCCCTCAACCTTGAACTTTCCCGCCGAGATGAGCGTAGTTTTGACACCGGCCTCGTCCATGGCCTTGCTGTAGTCCTGGTGCGCTTGCCACACCCCGATGGACCCCACTTCGCCGCCGGGTGTGACATAAAACTCAGATGCTGAGCAACCAATCCAGTAGGCCGCCGAAGCGGCAAGGCTGTTGGCGATGGCCACGACAGGCTTTTTGGCGCGGGCGCTGACAATTTCATCGGCCAGTTCCGCGACACCGTAAACACTGCCGCCGGGGCTGTCGATGTCGATCAGGATTTGAGAGACCGTCTCATCTTGGAGAGCAGCACGCAGCATGTTTGAAAACTGCTGAGTGCTGGCAGTACCAGGACCGGATACATCGTCCACCATGTTGCCGCGCTGCGTCACGATGCCGTAAAGCGGAAGCACCGCAATGCCGCCACCAGAGTTGGACACGCTGGATTGGCGACGTGCATCTCTTGCGTTTCTGTCGGCTGCAATATTGCGCATCACCTCTTCGCTTGCGCGGGCATCCCCCGACCAGCGTGCGATGACAGCAGTGACTGCGTTCAGCCGTTCGGGCATCAATGCCCAGGGAGTTGCCAAATATTCGGCAACCAGTAATTGATGGTTCATGGTGTCATCCCCAGTGATTTAAGTGATTGGCACAGATGCGGTTCATCCATGGATACGCTGGCCTGCGCCCAGATACTCACCCGGTCCACTGGCACAGCCAGGGATTGCGCAATCAGTGCCAGATCTTTCTCGTCGACCCGACCGGCCCGAGCGATGCGCCTGGCCCAGCGCTCGGCACTTGAATCAATCAGGGCACGCAAGCGGGCAGCGGCTTCATCGGAGGGCTCAGTTGCTTCTTGCACCGGGTCCTCCGCTTGTTCGGTATCAAGCGCCACATCCTCTGCTGTGCTTTCCTCGACCATATTGAGCGGGCGAAGTGGTTCGTCCAAGCCATCAAGCGGGTTGAGATTCTCTGCAATGCGTGCTTCATTGCGTGTGAGCCAGCCGTTCTGAATACCGCTTTGGTAGAACGACGCACGGCTGGCGGCATCGCCGCGCATCAGGTTGGCGAAATCAAATTCGACCTCGATGTCGTCACCTTCGAGAAGCAACTCGGACTCGATGCTTGCTTCCCAGCGCTCAGCCCAGGGCGTCATGGTATGCATGACGAACTCAAGGCTTTGTTGCTCAATGTTGGAAAACGTCGCCCGGTCCAAATCGCCGATCATGTGAGGTGGCACTCGAAACAGCCTGGCAACATCAGTAATCTGAAACTTGCGCAGTTCCAGGAACTGGGCATCCTTGTTCGTAACACCCACTTCGTGAAACTTCATCCCGTTTTCAAGCACAAGGACCTTGCCCCGGTTGGCACCGGACTGTGCCTGCTGGTAGGACTCACGAAACACCTTCTTGGCTTCCGAGTCCTTGAAGGATCCCGGAAACTCAATCCAACCGCCGGTAGGCTTCGCATCGTTGGCAAAGAATCGCGCGCCGTAGTCCTGGGCGGCTAGTGCCATTCCGAGGTTTTCTCGGGCAAGCTCGATCGGACTCATGCCCAGCAAGCCATCGGAGGACAGGCCGCGCAAATGCCAAACCTCTCCGCGCGGCAAGATTGACTCATTGCCAAACCGGTCTGTAAACCGGTATCGGTATTCGCCAGAGGGCAGCAACTCCAACCGGATGCGGTCTGGATGAAGAGGCATCAACTCCACCACCTCGCCTTTGGCGTTGGTGATGATCTGGTTGTAGGCGTTGCCGCGCAGTGCGAGATGGCCTTGAAGCATCTCACGCCATTCAAACGGGTTTTGAAAACGGTTAGGCCGTTTGGCAAGTAAACGGAACAACCAGTGGTCGGTGACCTTGTCTTTGCCACCGTCGGCACGGCGTTGGTAGATGACCAGCGGAAGCGAAGCCATGGACTCCGACAAGACGCGTACGCAGGCATAGACCGCTGCAAGGCGAAGCGCGCTGTCGGGTGAGACGTGCATGCCGCTCCCAGTGCGAGCGGAGACAGGCTCAAAAAAGAAGTCTCCCCATGGCGAGCGATCTCCACCGGAGGCGCTTGGGCCACGGAACCGATCAATGAAGCTTAATAATCCCATCAGTTCAGAGCAACACCAATTCGTAGTCGGATCCCAGCACCACCGAGTCCCCCGGTTTGATCGCGCGCGACAGCGCCATGATCAGTGCAACGATGCCGTCGATCTTGTTTTCTGCTCGCTCCTTGCGTGGGTAAATGTTGTCTTTAGCGTCCAAGTGAGCCACCACGTTGCTGACCATCCAGCCCAGCACCGGGTCCCCGTCGTGAACCAATTTCTTTTGAAGCACCAGGGCCTCGAGCGTCTTCATCGGCTCTGAGAAATTCAGCACCGTTGGACGCACTTCAATCATGGGCAACCCCTCACTCATCATTCGAGTCGAGAGTTGCGTTGCCTGAAACGGATCAAAAGCGACTGCCTGCACCGCAAAGCGAGAGGACAGATCATTCAGATCAGCTTCGATCCAACTGAAATCAATCACATTGCCTGGCGTCACGATCAACCGTCCGGTGTGCATCCACCCCGAGTACTGACTGTTGCCGTTGGCATTGACCGTGTCTTCTGGCAGGTAGTACTTACCAAAGACCGCAAACGCGTCGGCAACCTCAGGATGGGCAAATACGATCACCAAGGCGGCAATGTCTGTCTTGCTGGCTAGGTCCAGCCCCACCCAGCAGGGCTGACCCACAAAGGACTCGATGTCCAGGTCCAGGTCAGCGCAGGCGTCCCAGGAACGCATGTCCATCCATGCTGTGTCGGCGTTGACCCACTCGTTCAAGTGTTTGGTCTTGAAGTTGTTCATCGCGCTGGGCAACTGCATAGCCTTGGCCTGCAGTGGTCCCAGAATTTCTGGGCGCACAGAGATACCCCAGTTGGGGTTGGCCTTCATCAGCGAATCTTCGCTGGTCCAGTCGTCCCCGTCATCAAGACCGTAGACGATGCCGAACTGACTGTCGTCTTCGAACACGCCGTCGAGAAGCCTGGTCACAAAGGTTCGCACCTCGTAGCAAATGCCAGAGCGGTTGCTGCCTGCGGTGGTGATCACCCAAAGAAGTGAGTTGTCACGCTTGCCGGTTCCTGTCTCCACCACGTCGTAGACGGTGCGGGTTTTGTGGGCATGCAGTTCATCAATGCAGCCGAAGTGAATGTTCAAGCCATCTAGCGTCGACCCTTCAGCCGAGAGTGCTTCAAACTTGGAGCCGGTCTGCAGCACGTTCATGTTGTGCGCGCCGACGTTGACAGAAAACCGGGTGCGAAAACCTTGTGACCTGCGAGCCATGGTCTGCGCATCACCAAATACGATTCGAGCCTGGTCACGGGTGGTGGCCAGGGAATAGACCTCAGCCCCGCCTTCGCCGTCAGCGGCCAGCATGTACAGCGCAAGCGCAGAAGACAAGGTCGACTTGGCGTTGCCGCGTGGCACTTCAATGTACGAGCGCCGAAAGCGGCGGTTGCCGTCGGGCTTGACCCAGCCAAAGACAGTGGTCAGGATGAACACTTGCCAAGGTTCCAACTTGATCGTCTCGCCTGCCAGCGGCCCTTTGACGTGGGGCAGCCGCTCAATGAACGCGCACAGGTTATCGGCAGGCCGGAACTCCCGTCCGTCCTTGTCGGTGAGCTTCGGGTTGAACTGGTAAGGACTTGCTTTGCCTTTGAACTTTGCCAGATCGTTCAACTGTCGTTGGCATGCCCGCTGGACCCATTTGCAAGTCAGGATGTCACCGGCAACGACTGCCTGCGCATACTTGCGGGCAACATCAACGTAATTCTCGGTCGCCAAAGTTCAGTCTCAGCCTGCAATATCCGCCCAAGGATCGAGATCAATCTCGGTCTCTGTGGGTTGTGTGATCCGCGAACGTGAAGCAGGCGTAAATCCCATCTCCACCGCTGCCTTGGTCATGATCTGGGCCTGCTTGTTCGCAATGGCCAGGTACGGCGACTGCATTGGCACTCCGGTGTTCGGCGCTTTGATCAATAGGCCAGTTTTGGTAATGCCGATCTGAGCCTTGCGGTACAAATCCGCAGCGCAGGACCAGACTTCCAGCACCGACATATCGAGTTTGCGCAGCAAATGTTCAGGCGCGCTCTCAATGGCATAACGCCAGGCCTGCTTGGCACCATCTGACATGTACTCGGGCGGCGCAACCAGATCCCCTTGAGGCTGTGGCTCATGCGGGTTGGTTCTGCACTTTTGCAGGGTTCCCCTGAGCTTTTTGATCTCCGTGGGGAGCGGCTTTCTTCCGGCCATTAATCTTCCGTTCTGGGGGACCCCCCTTGGTTTCAATTTGCACGCGCAAAAATCTTGGCAGGCGCACGCATCTTTGGCCGCCGTCTGTAGAGATTCAGACCCCCTAGGGGGGGTCAGCTGCGCCGTGCGGTCTCTCGCGCCGTCTTTCGGTTGTGACATGAGACGCAAAGGCCTTGCAGGTTCACCCAATCAAAGCGCTCTCCGCCGTCCTTGAGCGGCCTGATGTGGTCAGCAACCTTGGCAGCCACCACCAGTCCAGTCGCCTTGCAAGCAACACACAACGGGTGTTCTCGCAAGAAGGCGGCACGGACCTCACGCCAGCGCACTGACTGGTAGAAGCCCACCTCGGCATCAAAGCCACGCCTGGCTCGCCCGTAGTCCCGGTGCACTTGGGTACGGTGTTGATCGCAGTAGCCCGGTTTGTCCAGCACCAACGCACAGGCGGGATGTCGGCAGGGTGTTGGAGCACTGCGGGGCATGGCGGCTTGTTATTGGCTTATTGCCAACTCTTTCAAAAAACTAATCGCAAATGATGCAGATAAAGCTTGGCTTCACTGGGAATCAGAGCGTTCATAGGAACGTCATCAACAACCCAAGGAGCTTTGCAAATGACCTACACCACACAGTTCACCGTCGATGAGGTCGGGTTCATCCAGATCGCACTAACCAAGGTGTTGGCAGCCGCCGCACGCGGCGAACTTGACCTCAACCTGCTGGCCCGCGAAGAGCTGGCCTCACGCGGCC